AGTAATACCCCTCAATTGAATATTTACGGTACTTAATTTTTCTTTATCAATTGAGTCATCATAATAAACTCCGTTAGAACTTTCCCATCCTCCTCGAATTAGAGGATAAAGATCCCTGACCGGAATTTGGTTCCCAAAAGCATCATCAACATATCTTTCTAAAAGAATATCTCCATAATCATCAATTCCATATCCTGTTTTATAAATGTCTGAATTTTTTAGATTTGCATCAAACCAAACTGTTACAGAATCGACTCCTTCTATATTTTCTATAATTCTAACAAGATCAGATGCGGGAATTCTATCTCTACGAGTGTTTTTTAAGAAATAATCAGAGGTTTTAGAAATAATTTGTTCTCTAATGGTATTTAGTTCAAATCCTTCATAAATGATCAATGAAATATTTAATACAAATTTAGGATACTTTAAATTCATAATAGCGTTATCAACTGTTAGAACTCTTTGACCGGATTCTTCTATTAGATCAAGTATCCCAGTCTTTTCATCCCCAGTTAGAATAAAAGAATCTAGATTACAAGTATAATAGTTCTGATTTGCTGCTATTCTTTTATTGACATCTGGTACCAGATAGAGATAAACAGTATTATCATCTTGTTTTTGCTCATTTATCTTTTCTTGCCAGTAATAAACTTGATTTTGAGCTACATCCAATTCTGTTTTTTTCGCTAGTGTTTTATCTTTGTCAGCTCCTATAGTTGAGACTAAGTTCCTATATTCCTCATTTATATTTTCATATATAGTTTTTGCTTGATTATACTTATCTAGAGCATATCTGTCTTCAAAAGTAGCAAATCCTGGTAAAGCATCTACTATAGTAAACATATTTAATTTACGAAGGAAGTAAATATAGCTATTTGCGTTTGCTAGAACGAAACTACGTGATACATGAGGAGCTAAAAGTCTTGTTAGATAAATAGGTTCTTCTAAAGCTCCAAATAATATGGGCTTTTCTGTTCCTACTCGAATAATTTTATTTAAATCTACCTCCTGAGAATTTAGAGAATATCCTTTTGTCTCGAATTTCCAGTTTTTTTGTTGTTCCGATGAAGGAGTCTTAATATTTCCAGCATCTCCATCAGTTAATAAGTACTCTACAAGAATTGTAGATCCTAATGGGGGAATTTTTCCATTATAGCCGTTTCCAAAAAAGACGTCTATACCTCCAGTTTGACCAGTTTTTACCATTACAGACTCTTCATTTCTAATCATATCTAAAATTGAGTCCATTTTTTCCCATCTCTTTCCATCTACATAGACATTTACAAAATAATTATCGATGGAAGCTCCTTTTTTATTCTGAAAATTAAAAGATTGAAGAGGATCTCCGGATCCAGTTGATTGCTGGTATTCTAAAACACCTTGAACTACATCTACATTAACAAAATTTGTTAAAGAAGTAAGATCTAATCGAACTTCTTCTCCCGGAAGCACGATAGTATAAATTAATCCATTGATTGAAGAGGTAATCTGAGTATAATTAGGAATTACAACAGTATTTCCATACATATCAATCTTTTCTCCATTATATGTGAGCCTTAAAGTCCCCCTGGCTGCTTGTCCTCTTGAAGGATTGTGTCCTGTCAACGATGAAAGCCCCCTAATACTGTCCGGTCTTGATGCAGTATTAATATTTAACTCTGTAATGGAATCTTCTACATAATAAAGTATCATTCGTCCAAGGTTTAATATCACTTGAAGTAATTGACCCATTGGAGAAGCCATTGAAAAGTACTTTCCCACAGATTCATAGGAAGTTTTTACAAAATTTATACTGTCTTGATATAACTCAGATAATCTAATCCTTGCCGTTTTTATCATACTCATATTGAAATTTTTTATTTTACGAGAATACCTAAAGATTTCACATTATTAATGAAAAAATCAATGACACAATAATCATATCCTTCGGCTTTTCCAAAGGAAACTTTAGGGTCTATCTTATATTTGCTTGCTTCTGAGACATATTGAGTAATTTGACCCCTAATCTTCTCTTCTAAGTCAAATTTATTAACTCTAGACTCAAATACTAGATCTTCTATGGATACACCAAAGTTTACATCTCCTAAAACTGAGCCCTGACGGGTACCTAATATCATTTTTATCTTAGTAGTGATACTTTCTATAGCATCTTCATGTTCGTAAATGCCATATACATAGTTAGGGTCAGCTGGATTTCTTATATAGAGGTCCTTGATCATTTAACTTTTATTTTATATATCTCTGCTGTAGAAAAAGCCACAAAAAAAGCGCCCTAAAATAGGACGCTTTAACAAAATACATACAAATTATTGGATTTCAATCACTCGGGAAAGCTTATTCTTCGCTTTTTTTATGCCAATTTCTAAAATTCCGTTCTCTAATCTCGCATCTATGTTCTTGGTATCTAAATCAGAACGTTTTAAGAGATAGGAGAAAGTAGATTGGGTTAAACGATTCTTTAAAGATTCGTTTTTAACTTCTCCAGTGATAGAAAGTCCAGAAGAATCAGATTCAATCTTTATATCTTCTTTAGAAAATCCAGGAGCTTCAATAGTAATGGTACCTTTCTCCCCGGATTCATCCCACTCCATGTGAGCGGGCTTTTGGTATTGAGAAAACCAGTTATCTGTAAAAAAATCTTCAAATAAAGAAGGTAATCCTCTATTACCATTATGCCTTAATGCTAATCCACTCATAATTTTTCTATTTATTTTAGTTAAACTTAATTTTTACACATATAGTAGTGCGAATTCTATGCCGACTACAAAAGTATGACATTTTGTCACCTTTTTTCTCATTTTTTTGTCATTTTTACATAAAGATATATAAAATAAATCATTTTTATGCTTGTACGTGAGTCCTTAAGCCGTTTTGACCTCCTAAATGAGGATTTTTTAGCAGAAAATGTGCTAAATGAGAAGTTTGATATTAATTTACTTAGTAATAAGGCCCAAAAACTTGCAGTTTTAGCATCTATGTTCATAATGTTTGCTGGAGGACGAGCTCCGGAGCTTGTAAATCAACTAGATAAGCAAGAAATTGCCAAAAAACCACTGATTTTGAAGCTAGCAGACGAAGATTTTCTTGATAGGGATGAAATTTTCACGAATTTTAATGATTTATTAGACAGTTTTAAAGAGAAAAAAGAAGGGGCCGCGGCCCCTGAAATTGTACAAGCAACCCCAGAATTCATTGAATCTATCAATAAAATCAAGCCAGGACGCTTAGATACGACTCATATAGAGAGATATAACCAATTTGATGATGCTATTCTGAAGGCTACAGCTAATTTAGAAGCAAAAGGAGAGGATCCTAACCAGGATTTGATTAAATCTATTATGATGGTTGAGACCGGGATGAAGCCTACAAAGAATTCTCTTGGTTTTGAGGGGTTCCCTCAAACAAAATCCCATATAATTGATGAAATAAACCAGAGATATGGGACCCACTTTACCCTAAGACAAATGTATGACGCTGAAAAAGCAGCCGAATTCATTCATTACTATTTGAAAACTGTTGCTAAGAGTAAATATGTCAATGATTTAAGTGATATGATCATCGCATACAACTGGGGAATTGGAAATTTAGGTGCATATAAACGGGGAGAGAAGAAATTGCCGGATCAATCTAAAGATTATGTCAAGATGATTGATGCTATGCAGGGATATTTCACTTCTTAATTAAAATTCTACTGAAGAAGAGCTCAAAAGTGCCTGTGAAAGCGAAGTAAAGAATAAAAGCATCCAAATACCACTTAAAAAGTGGAGAATAAAACACTATCGCAAGGGAAATGCACAGCAGCATGAGCATTTTTACCAGATGCCAGAGGTCTGTCACCCAAACTAATACCGTAGACATAATAAGATCGCCAAACTTACTTTTAGGCTTCCATTTATTGGTCCATGAGAGGCCCGGATTGATCCACTGCTGAGCTTTCATGTCCCTAAATATAGATAATCTATACCTAACCTTTAAAACGTCCATACAAGCATTAAACACGCCTGCAAAAACCATTAATATTATTGAAATCCACCACATAATTTAAAAATCCCCTTGATTTTCTTGTTCCCATCTCTGATTTTCTTCCTGTTCTATCCTAGCTTCCTCTTCTCTTTCATATTGTTCTTGTCTTCTTTCCTCTTCTCCAGCTAAATCATTATAATAACAGTCTGCACAGTAAGTATTTTCAATTTTACTTGGGGTTTTATTCCATAAATCAATAGTTTTTTTATATTCTTCGGATCCATGGGGAAGATTTTCTCCTTCTGCATTTGTAGGAGTTTCGCAAGCATAACACATATAACCTTTTTGGCCAATATCTAGAGCTTTTTTTGGATCTTTTCCCCTTTCAAAGTCTAAAGCTTCTTCCAATGATTCTGGAACCAAAGCTTGACGCCAAACCAGAGGTTTCTCCTTCCCATATTTTTTTGATCCGCCAACCTTGTCTCTTGACAATTTTTTAAGCATAGGAGATTTAGCATGTTCTTGTCCTAGATCCTCTTCTGATCTTTGAGCACTTCCACCATATTCTCCAGCTGGAACTAACTCAGTTTTCCAAGTTTTTTCAGCAGCATCTCTTACATAGGGATCCTGACTATGCCATTTCTTGTTTTCTGGTAGTATTTCTACTTTCCATTCTGGATCTTCAAGTATATTAATATCTTCGCCACGTTTCCTCGAGAGTTTTTCACTTAATTCTTTGGCTATATCTTGAAATTGAAATTTGGATGGATAGTACCAGAAAGAAATGAGTTTTTGATCAGCCCATACTCTTCCTGAATATGATTCTTTATCCCTTAAAACTTCTAATGGGTGCCCACCATGTTCATTTCCCATTACAAACTCCCCATTTTCATACCAGAATGCATGAGAACCAGTTGCCCCAAACTCAGGAGCCCACTCATTACTATCAACAGGCTCCCCATACTGATTGTAAGTTAGATTTGGCCAGGATATTTCGTCTGGACTTTCGAATACCCTGAGAGCTTTCATATGCTTTCTAATTGATTTTCTAATTCTTGTTGGAAAGTGCCTGGATCCCAATCTGCCATATAATATTCAGGCTCTCTGTGCTTAATGGGCTCTTCTTCTTGATAATAATAATCCATGATTCTTTCTGCTCCTTGCTTAGAAACAGTCGCTTCATAAGTATCTTCTTGATCTAGATATTTTGGTTCACCCAAGTCATACCAATTTTCGATAGACTTTTTAAGGCCTTTCCATGATTCTCCTTCTTCGGCACTTGCTGTGGCATTTGCTGCTGCAACTTGAAGGGCATTTCTTATATCCTCAAAGTTTTCTAGATTCTTATCAAAAATTTGATCCCACATTTCCTCCACATCTTTTCCTCCGTATTCTTCAAATTTTTCTATTAATGGGTCTTCATCTATATCATTATCGACGATAAATCCCTCTATTTCTTCCTTGCTATAAGTTTTATAACTATTATTTTCGAAGTATTTCCAGCCATCTCCAGTTAAAATGTCCTGAAAAAACTCTTCATGGCCTGTATCTCCAAAAAAGGCTGCAAAATCATTCCAATCAAATTTTATAGTATAAGTATCACCTCTTTTTCTTAATTTTATTCCATTGTATTCTTTATCCAATTCTGGAATATTATCTAAAACGTCAATTTGTTGCTGTCTTAATTCATAATATTCATTTTCATCAAAGTCATATCCTTGAGAAAGCATGAATTTTGCCCATTTTTCTCTAGTTTCCCTATCTAGATTAGAATCCTCTAAAATATCT